ACGGCGTAACCGAATCGCCAAAGGCAAGGAAGCCTTGAGGATCAGGCAGAGTATGGCTGCCTCACTTGGGCGACACTTAAATCAAACTCAAATGGAGAGGGGTACTGTATGGGAGTAACAATCGAACAAGCTAAAGAAGATCGCAGAAATTTTGAATTGCTTGCAAGTATAAAACAAGCACGGGAAAAGCGCAACAAGACTGCACGGCGGGCCTTCTTCTCTTACCTCAAGCAATTATTCGGGAGAGACAAATGATAAAACCAGAACAAGATCAAAGTCTGCGACAGTCGGGGATGACCGGGTCTGATGCGGGTATATGTATGGGTGTTAATCCTCACGAGAATGCGACCACCCGTGTAAAAGTAAAACGTGGCGAACTGCCAGCGGAAGACATCAAAAGTAAAGAGTCAGTGCTTTGGGGTGTTGCCCACGAAAAAACTGTGGCCCAGCAGTTCGCTAAACGTATGGGGTTAAAAATCCAGATGCTTAATCGGACATTCCGCTCAAAGGAATGGCCGATTGCACATGGTCATTTGGATGCAAAGATTGTCGGTAAGCCTTGGCTCTTGGAAGTAAAAACTACCAGCGAGTTTAACGCAAAAGCTTGGGGCCGGGAGTTTACTGATGAGATTCCTCCAAGTTATTACTACCAGATACTGCACTACCTTTATGTCTCAGGTTACGAGAAAGCATTCTGTGCGGTCCTGATAGGTGGGAACCGAATGCGTATCTACGAGATACCCCGGAATGAAACCCGGATTAGGGAGTTAATTAGAGCAGAGAAGAAGTTCTGGTACGACTATGTAGAAGGTGGTCAGACACCGCCGCCGCAGAGCAGTGATGAGGCTTTACTTCAGTACCCCGAAGCTACGGAAGATTCTGTCCTAGTTACGACTCCCTTTTTAACGCAACTCCACGCTGCGCTGAAGCAATACGATGAGGATATTAAGGCAATGAAGGTGACACGGGAAAAGGTGGCGACTGAAATGATGTCACACATGACGACACATACACAACTGGTTGATGCGACTGGGGAGAACCTTATAACTTGGCGGAATCATACTCGCAAGACAACGGATAAGAAAGCAATGGAAGCTGCGCTGGCAAAGTATGAGGATATTTCGCAGTACGAAAAGGAGTCGCACTCACGCACCTTCAGAGTTATTTAATGCACGAAATTATTCTTAACGAAAACGAACAGCGGCTGGCAAAGTTCTTAGCCACGGCAAGGAGTGTAACCAGCCGGGAGAATAATGTGAAGGACTTGAGAGTAGGGAATGATTCATCAGAAGACATTGACTTAGAAGGAATGGCAGCTGAGATAGCGTACTGTAAGTTGATGAACATTTATGTAGACATGGTAACAGACCCCCCTGAGATGCCGTCATTTGATTGTATCTCACGCCTTGGCGTAAGGGTGGATGTTAAGTCTACGAAGTATAGGAATGGACACCTGATCGCCACCTTGCGTAAGGTTAAAAAACCACCAGACAAATATGTCTTGGTGGTTGGCGAATTTCCCAGCTACTCCATTGTAGGGGAAGTATGGGCGGAAGACCTTCTTCTCGAAGGTAACTTAAAAGACTTTGGATACGGTAATTGTTATGCCGTAACTCAGTCTGAACTTGAACCTATAAATAAATAAAGGAGAGCAAGAATGGAATTTTCTATAGTAAATGGAAAGAAAGTAAAACCGATACGCATCTGCATCTATGGTTCTGATGGTTGTGGTAAATCCACTTGGGCAAAGCACGGGTTGTTCTTTGACTTAGAGGGTGGACTAGATGAGATTGATTGTAAGTCGATCAATCTTGTCGATGCTTCCTTTAGCGATGTAATGGATGCAGGACGGTACACGTTTAAGAACTACAAGGAACTGGGTGTGGATACTTTAGTCATAGATAGTATCGATTGGCTGGAACGCAAGATATTCAACGCCGCTTGTAAAGATAATGGTTGGTCTACAATTGAGCAGCCCGGATACGGTAAGGGTTATGTCGTGGTCCTAAAATATTGGACCGAGTTTTTAAACATGATGGATAAACTCCGAGAACTTGGATTGAACATAGTCTTAATCAGTCACTCTCAGGTTATTCGATTTGAAGACCCAATGGTAGATAACAGCTTTGACCGTCACGATTTAAAACTTAATCGGCACAGTCGTTCATTGATTCGCGAGTGGGTTGATGTTTTGGGGTATGTGGCGAGTGAGGTGCTAACCAGTAAAACTGGTGACAAGTTTGGAACGCCAGAGTACAAGGCAATCACAACTAACCGTAGGTTAATCCATTTCGGAGAGCAACCTACGTTTATAGCAAAGTCTCGTATGACTTTGCCTGAAAGTCTGCCCTTGGATTGGGATGCTTTCACAGCTGCTGTCGCATCAGCGAGGGCAGAGGGCAATAATGCCCAAAAGAAACAGGTAAAAACAGGTAAATGATATGGAACTAATGTTCGATAGTAGTACAGTTGCTGCTCCAGCAGGGGACAGCTTTGAACCAATTCCGCCGGGGAACTGGCCGGTTATCGTAGACTCCTCTGAATTCCGTGATACAAAAGCGGGAGATGGACGATATCTACATTTAGAATTATCGATTGTTGATGGACCTTATAAGGGCCGTAAGATTTTTGATAATCTCAACCTAGAAAACAAGAACCCAACAGCTGTTGATATTGCACAACGCCAATTGGCTAGTCTTGTTAGAGCGTGTGGGAAGGTGAAGATTACAGACTCCGCTGAACTGCACAACACCCCTGTGCAAGCAACGCTGACGATACGCAAAGGGTCAAACGGGTATGAAGATAGTAACGATGTTAAATCGTATTCTGTTTTACCTAACTCTGCCCTGAAATCAGGTACACCAAAAGATGATATTCCATTCTAGTGCCTGAAGTTAAAAAGAAAACGTGCCTTATCTGTAAACAGGAATATATACCTCGACAAGTTTCAACTCAGAAGTATTGTGGACTATCCTGTAAACGGAAGGCACGTTCAATTAAGTTAATCGCAGAAGGTATTCCCCGTAAAGGTGGATACAGCAGAAGCGTATATATCAGGACTTGGATGAAGGCACGGAATGAAAAACCACCCTTCACCGCCCCATGTACCTACTGTTCAAAAGAGTTATCTGTAGACGATGACTTCACATTGGATCATACGGTTCCGAGGGGACAATTAAGTTACGAACAAATTAAATCAGAGGAGTTTCTAGTCTTGGCTTGTCGGCAATGTAATCAAGCCAAAGGGAAAATGTCTGTTGATGAATTTACTGGCAAACAAAAAAAATAATTATCTATGGAGAGATATGAAAATAAGTTACTTTCATGGGGTGTCGCATAAGACCCCCGTATTTGTGGACATAGGGGAAGTGTTCGCAGAAATAAAAGATGGCAAACACAAGTCAATCATTCAGTCGTGCCGGAAGGCATTAGAATCAGGGGACAAGGACAAATACAATCTACTAAAGAAATCACTACCCTGCTACACCATCAGTTGCCGGACTGAGAATCGCAAAATCGAAACGCTTCAAGAGTATTCGGGACTGATGCAAGGTGATCTGGATGATAAAGATTTAGATGGTTCAGAGGATGTTGAAACTTTGCGTGACAAGTTATTCAAAGACCCGCACGTTGCAGCTGCTTTCATTAGTCCATCCGGGCGTGGGGTTAAACTCTGGATCAGGGTAATCCCTGATGCTACCAAGCATAAGGATTCATTCTATGCAGCTGAGAAACATTTCAAAACAAAATACAATCTCACACTGGACAAAAGCTGCAAGGATGTGGCGAGACTCTTCTTCCAAAGCTATGACCCCGATGCTAAGATAAAGCGCAACTCTATTCCTATTCCATTACTGACTGAAGAGCCGGACCTATTCGATGTTAAGTCAGAAGAGACTTACAGGTTAGAAGACTATGAACGTGCAGCTGAAGCGTTAAAGCTAATCCCGGCGGAAGACTATCAAGTCTGGGCCGAATGTGCAATGGCCTTGAAGGATGGACTAGGGGAAGAAGGCTTTAAACTATTTGCCAGTTGGTCCAAGCAAAGTTCAAAGTGTAAGCCTAATGAATTGAGATACAAGTGGGATTCATTTGATAAGGATTGGAAGGGTGAGCGGATAACATTCCAGACTCTCTTCTTCCATGCCAAAGACCCTTGCACTCACAAAGTTTTAGACAAACCA